TGAGTCTGCAATTGCAAGATCAGTAAGAAATATTGTTTTTACTGTTCCTGGAGAGAAACCTTTTGACGAAGATTTTGGATCTCAAATTAGTCAGGCACTTTTTGAAAATATAAATGATATTTCTGCCAATATTATAAAAAGTGAAATTCAAAGTTCACTCAAAAGGTATGAACCAAGGGTTAATGTGAGAGAAGTTGAGGTAAATCCCAACTTTGATCAGAATGAATTTAATGTAACTATCGTTTATGAAATTATCGGAGTAGACGTTCCCCCACAAGAATTACAATTCGTCTTGCAATCAACAAGGTAAACAATGCCATTAGCTAATTTTACTAATCTGGACTTTAACCAGGTTAAAACAACACTCAGAGAATATTTAAAGGAAAACTCCAATTTCACGGATTATGATTTTGAGGGTTCTAACCTTTCATCAATACTTGATGTTCTGGCATATAATACCTACATCACTTCATACAACGCAAACATGGTTGCGAATGAAGTATTCATTGATAGTGCAACATTAAGAGAGAATGTTGTTTCATTAGCAAGAAATATTGGATATTTACCTAAATCAAGAAAAGCAGCAACTGGAGTCATTTCATTTTTTGTTGATACTACTAATGTAAGTCCAACTCCAGCAACTCTTACTCTTAAAAAAGGTCCTGTAGCAACATCACAAGGTGGATTTGGCAGTTCTTCGTTTGTATTTTCACTTCTAGAGGATATAACCGTTCCCGTAAATGATGGGATCGCAGAATTTAACAATATTTCAATTTTTGAAGGTAATTTACTGACAGCTAACTTTACTTATAGTGCAAGAAACCCAAATAGAAAGTTTATTTTAGATAACATTGGAATTGACACTGAATTATTGACTGTAACAGTTAGACCAAACGAATCGTCGTCTAGAAGTGTGAAATACAGTCGTCAAGATAGTTTATTTGAAGTAAAACCAGAATCGACTGTCTACTATCTACAAGAGGCAGATGATGAAAGATATGAAGTAATATTTGGTGATGGTCTTTTTGGAAGAAAACTTGAAGATAGCAATTATGTCAGTGTAGATTACATTGCATCAAGTGGAGATGCTGCAAATGGAGTTGGTCAATTTAGTTTTGCCGGAAGATTAGTTTTTTCAAGAAATAATCAAGAGTATGTTGTTACATCTGGTATCTCTCTGATAACAACTGGACTTAGTGCTAGGGGTGGTGAGGCAATTGAAGATGTAGAGTCAATCAAAAAGTTTGCACCAAGAATTTATGCTTCCCAAAACAGAGCATTGACCGCAAATGACTATGAATCTTTGATTCCAACCCAAATTTACCCAGAAACTGAGTCTATATCTGTTTTTGGAGGAGAAGAATTAGTTCCTCCTCAGTATGGAAAAGTTTTTATTAGTATTAAACCAAGATTTGGTGATTTTATTCCAAATCTCATCAAAGAAAATATTAAGAAGAAACTGAAGAAATATTCAGTAGCAGGGATTGTCCCAGAACTACTTGATCTTAAATATTTGTACGTTGAAGTTAGTAGTAAAGTTTATTACAATACAAACTTAGCACCTTCAGCAACTTTTGTTTCTAGTGTTGTTCAAAACAATGTTAACAGATACGCAGAATCAACAGAGTTAAATAAGTATGGTGCCAGATTAAAGTATAGTAAGCTACTCAAGTTAATTGATGATGGTCATGATTCCATAACTTCAAATATTACTACAATTGCAATTAGAAGAGACTTGAGAGTAACTTTAGATACATTTGTAGAGTATCAAATCGGATTTGGAAATGAATTTCATATTAAATCGATGAGTGGTTATAATATAAAATCAAGTGGATTTACAGTTGCTGGAATACAAGAAGTTGTATATGTTTCAGATATTCCAGATACAAACAGAAGAACTGGAACTCTCTTCTTCTTTACTCTACCAACTCCAGGATCACAATCACCGAATATAGTAAGAAGAAACGTTGGATTTATTAATTATGAAAGTGGAGTCATTACAATTAATCCTGTAAATATAACAGGGGCAAAAACAAAAGATGGACAACCAATTTTAGAACTTTCTGCAATACCCCAGTCAAATGATGTCATCGGATTACAGGATCTTTATTTGCAACTAGATACTAGTAGCAGTTTGTTTGAACCTGTTGTTGATGATGTTTCCTCTGGATTAGATCCCTCCTCTTCTACGTATATTGTGTCTTCTAGTTACTCAAATGGCAATTTAGTCCGTTCTGGTGGACCTGACACAGCAGTTGTGACCAGAGCATCTGGATCTAGAGTTACTACACAAACCTCAGGAGTTACAGGAGGCACAACAATTTCTACTAGTGGGGCATCAACAGGTTCATCAGGCGGATCCTCCGGTGGATCTGGTGGTGGATATTAATACTAAAACTAACTAACGAAGATAAATTCATAAAATGTCAGAAACTAGAGTACAGTTTAACACTATCGTATCTAATCAACTTCCTGCTTATGTAAGGGAGGATTATCCACTAATTTCTGATCTTTTAAAACAGTATTATCTTGGACAAGAATATCAAGGTGGTCCAGTTGATTTAATTCAAAATATTGACAGATACATTAAATTAGACAATACTACGAATTTATCCGAATCTGTTGTTCTACAAGGCGATCTTGACTTTGATGCAACAACAATTAATGTGGATCCATCAGAGTCTCCATCAGGAACTGTAGGATTTCCTGATTCATATGGACTTTTAAAAATCGATGATGAGATAATAACTTATACCGGAAAAACTAATTTTTCTTTTACTGGATGTGTAAGAGGTTTTGTTGGAATAACTTCTTACAGAAGTGAACTAAACAAAGAAGAAGTAGTATTCAGTGAAAGTGATTCTGATGATCATCTTGATCAAGCAGTTATAACAAATTTAAGTTGTTTATTTTTAAAGCAATTTTTAACAAAAGCAAAGTATCAATTTTTGCCGGGTTTAGAAGGAAAGAATCTTAACTCTCAACTAAATCAAAATATATTTCTAAAACAATCTAAAGATTTTTACAGAAGCAAAGGAACTGACTTTTCTTTTGAAATTCTTTTTAGAGCACTATACAATGAAGAAGTAAGAATTGTAAAACCAAGAGATTTTCTAATCTCACCATCAAACGCTCAATATAGAATTGTCAATAGTTTAGTAGTAGAACCTATTGAAGGTGATCCAGAAAATTTAGAAAATGCAACTTTATATCAGAATGAATATAAATTTGGTGGAATAAACAAAGCATATGCACCTATTACTACTGTTGAAAAAATAGAAGTTGGATATGGAAAAACTTTCTATAAACTCAATATTGATGGTGGATACAATCGTGACATTATTGTAGATGGTGCAGTATATGGAGAATTTACTGTAGAACCATCTACGAGAGTAATAGGAAAAGTATCTTCAGGATCCACAGTTCTTGATGTTGACTCGACAGTTGGTTTTGGATCAACTGGAGAACTGTATTTCCGTTATTCAGATAATAGTGTAGGTGTATCTTCATACACTTCTAAGTCATTGACTCAGTTTTATGGTGTTACTGATATTGATGATGAAATTGCAGATGCCACATCTATTGGCATTAATACATTTGCATATGGAAGATCTAAACTAGATCAAGATGAAGTCATTGAAGTAAGAGTTAATTCTGTTTTAAGTTCTTTAAATATTCCATCCAACACCAACAATCTTTTGAAAGGTGGAAAGGTTAATGTAACTAATCTGGGAATTTCAGAAAATAATCTTAGAACAAGCAAATGGTTCTATAACGTTTCACCAACTTATAAAGTCAAGAACCTTGAATTAATAGATTCGTCAAACAGCACATATAAAGTAACTTTAAATGTACCTAATCAATTTAGATCTGGTGATAGTGCAGAAATTATTTTAAACAATGTAAGAAAAGAAACAAAAATTATATCTGTAAGTTCTGAGACTTCTTTTAATATAAGAGGTCAAGGTGCTCTAAATTTAGATGCAACATATACAATTCAGAGAAAAATTCAAAAAGTTTCCTCTGGAACTTATCCATTAGCACAAATATATTCTACTGATATTG